AGATCAAGATCGCCAACAGGTGTCCAAGTCAGGTTAAGGATTCCTGATACTACGTTACCTGTGAAATTAGTTACGTCGTCTGGTGGTGCAGTCTTACCAACTACCTGATGTGGTGCAGTGTGATATTCAGACCTAACACCCATTGTGGTGATCTGACGCGCACGAATGTCATAAGTTGCACCATCAACTGCATCAAGCAATTCAAATCGATTGCCTGAAGCCTGACCCATGTTGAGCCATTCAGTATCAGTAGTCAGTTTGGCTTGCACTTCATAGCGATCAAAGAACGTAGAATCACCAGTGACGTTCACGACAAGTTTAGTCACAACCTTCTGTGCGATGATTGTGAGTTCGTCAGTAACAGATACACCGACAGGTTGTACATCGAATGGATCAGGAAGTGTTGTGTTCTCTGCAATATCAAGCGCGGTTTCTTCGCCTGAGTTCCAATCGTAAACGCCAGATGCTGTCTCTTTTAGCGTCATAGAGACTGAAGGATTCAGCGAACCCATATCAGCGTTCCAATCTAGCACTTCAAACGTCTTTTGTTCCCAACCGTAACGGTCAAGCGTCAACTGGACTGTATCGCCAACATTCAGTGCGAATGCTTTGAGATTACACTTCAGTTGTACAACGATCTGCTGACGCGCCTTTTCTAACTGAATCTTTGCAAGACGCTGACAGGTTGCGTTCGATGTGACCAACTGAAAATCGAGTTCACGGTAAATGCGTTCACCGTCTTCTGTCTCATACAGAGTATTTGTGACAGGCGCATAGGTTTGTGACTGATACAGACTTGTTGGTTCTGAATAAATGCCTTTGACAGCATTAAATGTGTCTCTGCGTGAATCCGATGTAGATACACTGATTGATCCGACAATTTCGTCTTCAGTCAATTCAATGGTAGGACTGCGGTATTCACCGACATTCAAAGTCCACTTACCACCTACATAAACCAGTGAGCCAGAGCAAGTAGCGAGCATCTTATTCAGAATGCCTTGTGGCGACTCACCAGTGCCGAATGCGCCATTCACTGTGTAACGCTTCTCAGTGCCACCATCAGCGAGGTCAACATCTTCATCGCACACAGTTTCTGCGTTCGTGAAACTGGTTAGATTCAGTTCGTCAGTTGATGCGCCTAATCCAAGATCAGTATCGAGTAAGTAAGTCTTAATCGCAGTAGCAGCATTCGATGACGCATTCTTACCTGTCAACTCAACCGTGAAGTTAGGAATCCCTTGTGCATATACGTCTTGGTTGTACTTCAGCTTTACAGCGAGGCAAGCCAATCCTTTAAAAGTCTTGTTTGCGCCAGATGTGCCTGATAACAGATTGAATGTTGTGCCTGATGCAGAACCATTGCTCACCTCAACACTGAGATAGCCTGATTTGCTGTTATAGGTTGGATTGTACTGTGTGTTGAATTCTGGATCGGCTTGTACAGAAGTATCATTAGCGTAAATATTATGAATGTCTGCAATCTCGTGACCTGCAAGCGTCATCACCATGTAAAGGTCTTTATTACCGTTCGCTAACTCCATGAAGACGATATTTCCACCGACTCGTGTCTTACCGTAGATGACACGCGCATTGTCAGCAGGTTTGCGTCCTGAGACTAACTGACCTGTGATGGCTGATCCTGCATCTGGAATCTCAGGAGTATCTGCAAAGCCGTAAGCAACAGCGCCAGAGATAGCAGACATGGTAAACGCAGTGATTGCCATTGATGCGGCAGAGGCAGTCATTGCCACACCCATTGCACCTAATGCGAGACCACCTGTATAAACAACGGCAGCAGCAATCGCAGCACCTTTAATGATGTTTCCTGCGTTTCTTCTGATATTCTTTAAGAAGCCCATTACTTACCCCAATCCAACTGACGATCTGCTAACAGCGCAACTTGAGCAAGTGAGTCATCGCCTGGATAACGTAACTTCTGCTCTGCGTCAGTCAATTTTCTCAGTCTTGGCCTGTTCAAGTCTATTAACTTATTTTCAGCGTTGATGACGATGGTTGCAGTCTGCCCGTCTTCTTCGATTGCGACAGTATCAATAAAGCCACTGAATGTTTGGAATAACGCACTGACAGGTTCGTTGTTTGCGTCTAATGCGCCTACATAAACAGCGCAAGGACGTAGCTTGTAATTCTCATTAAGGATTGCAGAGATAACTGATGTATCGAGTCCACCTAACGTGAATGACATACCAAGCGCAGATAGATCGGCAGATTCTTCTGTTGGTGATATTGCGAGAACCTGACCTACGCCAGACCAGTCTTTCCCATCAGCATTGAGTTCGCCATAGCCTGTCCAGAAGCGAATGATGCCATCAGAGAACTCTAACTCTAATGCTTGGAATGGCTTGAGTTCCTGTGCGCTAAACTCAGTCGATAATGCAGCAGGAAGCGAACGACTCATAGTGACTCCAATGCACCAAATGTAACACCATAAATACTGGCTTCATCAATGTTGATTTCAGTCACGTTAGTAGAAAGACGGAACACGCTTTTGCAGTTCGTTGTGATGATTGTAGCGTCATCATCTGGTGATGATCTTAGGTTAGGCCATAGATCAAGTGTAGCGTTACCAGAACCATCTGAATCAACGTCATCTAGCACCTTGTAAAGCCGTGAGTCCTCGCCTGTGCCTAATTGAATGTAATCACCTGCTTTGAGGATTCCTGTCGTGCTAGGAGTCCAACCATCAGTGACTAATTCATAACCTGTCTGCGATTCACCGTTGACCACTGGCGTACCAGTAGCCACACCTCTAGGAGTCGCTGCATTAGGATCACCAAGCAGAAATGTGCCGTAAGAACCGTTTAGCTTCATTAGGAACGTGATCCAGTATTCAGCATCTTCTCGCTTCATAGGTGGCAGAGAAATATCTGCTTCCCAATATTGTCCAGTGTACTTGTACACCTGTTGCTTTGCTGAGAATGGCGACATATTCATTGAAACCAGGTCATTGGCTCGCAACTGAACAGATCGTATTCCTGCTTGTGTTGGTAGAGATAAAGGATATGTGATCGCCATTACGCCATGCCTCTAGCAAATGAACCGCCTCTGCGTTTGGCATCAACCACGGCAGCCTTGGTTGCTTCTGTAATCTGTGGAAGCATTGATTGTATCTCAGTACGGACTGTCTGCGACACGCCAGTCGAAATGTTCAGCGTGACGTTTACATTGCCACCCATTGATTGACCTTTGGTGTGATCGATGACTGTTTCGTTAGGGTGCAGAATCGCAGGGAAACCACCCTTGCCATCTACGCCACCTGATCTCGCACCATATCCAGTGAATCCACCACCGTTAGCAGATGGAACGCTGAGTCCCATGCTCTGCGCCAATGGAATCGTGATGGCCTGTCTAACAGCCATTCTTGCAAGGTCTGAAATGATTGATGTCGCCATGTCGCGGAATGCATCTTTGACTGATGTGGTCTGTGTAATCAATCCAACCAGTCCATCTTCCATTGACTGAATGCCTGACTTGCGAACATCTTTCATTGTGATATTTGCGAAATCGACAGACTTCTTCATCTTATCGACTTCTTTGGTTGTCTTTTCGTAAGCGTCTTTGAGTTGCTCTAATGCTTTTTGTACTTCAGCATCAGTCAGTAATCCTTCTTTCTGAAGAACCAGTAAACGTGCTTTAGCATCAAAATAAACTTGAATTGCAGGTTTGACCTTTTCACGAATCAGCGCAGCTTCACGTTCTAGTTCAAGGTTACTTCTAGTGACAATTCTACCAGTTGCGTTAGTGATTCGCGCCACTTCAACATAATTGGTAGCAACCGCGCCAAGTTCGCCTTGAAGTTGCGCCAACTTACGCGCCTGGTCATCTACCACAAGCGATAATTCAGCAGCCTTTACTTTAGCTTCATCAATGTTCTTCTGGAAACGTGCGATCTCACGATTGAGGACAATCTGCTCACCAGAACCACGACTCAAACGTGCTTGTAGGATTTCTAGCGATTTCTCTAGTTCGCTGACCTTCTGCTGCTGATCCGCAAATGCAGCACCTGCTTTCTCAACTTCTTCACGTTGCTTACGAATCAACTCTGCTTTGGTTTCTTCGTTGATAACCTTGAAGTCTTGAGTGATTGACTTAATGCGTTTGGCAAAGTCAGCAAAGGCTTCATCAGCCTCAAAGATTGCAGGAAGGAGTGCTGTGCCGATTGCAGCAGCGATACCAGTGATTGCACCAAGCAAAGGTACGCCTAAGACAATACCTAAGTCAGCCGCTTGCTGTGAAAACGCAATCAGTGGATTTTGTCCACCTTGTACCTGACCAACGAATTGTTGAATCTGGATACCTGCTTGTCCTGCGCTTCTACCTGCGCCACCAAGCGATCTGCTTAACGTCTGACCTTCCTTGGCCGTTTCTCGTGCTTGCTTGCCTAACTTGTCAAAGTTCTGGCGAATCGTTGATATTTTTCCAGATGCGGCATCTTTTACTACGATGTCATACTGAAGTGTTTGGTCAGCCATCTTTCTGCCTCATCTGTAAGTAAGCGATCCATCCGTTAAATTCTTCGTATGTCATTTCCTCAATTTCAGCTACGGACTTATGTAGCGTTTCGGCTAGGACATACTTAGCCTTCAATTCAGGATCGTTAATCAGTTTCCCGACTGTTCCTCAATCGATGGTGTAGCAGTCAGTTGACCAGAGATTCTAGCAATGACGTTAGGATCAACCTTGTTCATCAATGTAGGCTTATCACTGAGGTCAAAGACCTTTTCACCATTTTCATCTTCGCACTTCATGATGACCATACGGACAATAAACTCCAGGTCATCTTCTTGTGCAAATTTGGCTAGTTTCTTTCTATCGGCTAACGTGAAAGGCTGACTGTACATCACAGTCGGATTGCCTTTCTCGTCAGGCCATTCAGGTACTTCAATTCGTATTACGCCTTGTGCATCGAAATGCGCTTTGGCTCGCTCCAATACATTCATATGGTTACCTTAATTAAGCTACTGTTGTCTTACTGACTGCGCCATTTGCTGCAAATGAGAACGTAGCCTCTACCATGCCGTCAAACGATGCAGATGCACCTTCTTCAGTAATGATTGCTGAAAGCGTGTAGTAAGTGTCGCCAGAGTCTGCGCCTTCTGGATACAAGTTCAACGTAACTTCAGCACCTGCTGTCATTGCGCCTTGTCCAGTTGTATCTGTCTCGTCCCAGTATACTGAGATTGAACCAGTTGCAGATGTCAGTGAAGGCTTGTATGTGCGAGCAGAGTCACCCATTGTTGTGTCTTCAACTGTGTCAGCACTGATCGTGATAGACCAATCGCGTACTTCAGCCACCGTGTTAGAGCCGACTTTGACGACTCCTTCAGAACCCTTGTGTGTTGCCATTTCAATTTCCTCGCAAGGTTAAGGTTTGCCGTTAGGCTCTAATCAGGTATTACCCCTGACAAAATTATACATGACTTCAACAGTCACGATAATGCCACCGATAGGTGATATTGCACCTTCATCGGTTTCGATAGAAACGATCTGAGTATCGAGTACGTTTCCACCTCGTGTGCGGTCTGTATCCAATGCTTCTTCAATCGTCTCAATCAACTGGTTTCTAGCAGAATCAATCGTAGTCGATTTGACGTAGCCAAAAATCTGATAAGTGATGACACCTTCTCTGGTAATTGATCCATCGCCAATGGTCACATCTCTGCGATCCTCGTTAGCTGTCTGAATCAATAAGGCAGGAAACTGTGCGTTTGATAACTCAGTGAAATCAAATGGTTCGCGTGTAACCAACTTAGGAGTCAGTGGTGTTGTCGCTGCTTGCAACGTAGTGACGATATTAGAAGCACTGCTTTCACGAATACTCATATGACTAATTTGCTCCTAAAGAATTTGCCAAGAAACGCCTTCTCACGTTGATTGAATCCAAAGAAAGGTCTGGTCTGATTGTTGAAATAGGCTTTACGCGATTCTTCTGCACGACTGAACTTGATTCTCTGAACGCCAGAACGGACTCGTTCAGTTGTTAATGATCCAAGCATACGTCCGGTAAAGTTCAAATCTACTGGCGTGATCTTTCTGCCTTTCTGCGCTCTGAATCGTGCGTACTTGTCAGAGTAAGGCTTGAAAGGAAAATTGATGCCTTTGCCTTTTGCAGTGCGAGCAAGAATCATGTTTAAGCCTTGCTGTGCAGTGATAGCCAATGCCCGATCAATATTCTGAGGCATTTTCTTCAGTTTGCGATCCAAGCTCAAAATCAAAGGCTTGTCATCAAACTTAATGTTCATCTCGTCAGTCGTCCTGCGACAAACAAGTCTTTCTCATCGTTCTGGATCGTGCCATCTTCATCACGGTCATATTCAACACCGTCATTAAAGACTGCTTCCATCTCTTGAGAATGTAGATCACGGTAAAAGTCGATCATTTCGCGGAAACGGTCACCATCAACCCAGTTGGTCAACTGAGGCAGTGCGTACTTCCAGAGTACAAGGTACACGTTAGCGCGAGTCCATTGACTATCGGTCAACAGCGTATCGTCCATCTCACCAGGAAACGTAGTGCGAGGCCACCACTTGCGTCTGATCTCACGCTTGATGTCTGCCTCTGCTTTAGCGTGTTCATCTGCAAACGATGAAATGCCAAGTGACAAGATGTCAGGAACGATTGCTGTGAGGTCTGAATCAGTTGAGAACGCCATTACCACTTCACCTTATCTGCCCAGTAAGCAGCAGAAAATTTACCCTTTGCGATGTTCTTGGCATGACGCGCCTTGAACGCTCTACGTCTTGCTCGATCAGCAGATGATTCGCCTTTACGGTATGGCGATCCTTTCACACCTTGTTGACCGAAACGAATCAGGCGAACTTTATCACCTGACTTAGCTAATACTGCATGGCTTTTCTTGGGATGCTTTGGTGTGCGCTTAGGCTTGTTGTAGCCCGCGAACTTCATTCCACGATAGGTAACTGCCATGAAAACCTCCTAGAAGGAAAACCCCACCGGAGTGGGGCTTCCAGTCAGACCTTACAGTCCTGCGTCAAAGTACATCTCAACACCGTAAGCATCGTCTAACTCGCCTACGCCATAAATAGCAGTAGCGTTTAGCTCGAAACCACGGTTAGATGCATCGCGCTCTGGCTCAAGGTTGAAGTCGCGCTTCATAGCCATTGCCATCGCTTCTGGTGCAAATACCGCACCTTTAGCATCGCCAGAACCATCAACAGTGATGTTTGCTGATTCGTAAATGTCGATACCTGCGATTGTGCCAACGTAACCAGTACGCATTGCTTCGTTCTGGAGATCACCACCATTCGGGTTAGCGAATGCGTTAGTGAGGTTAGCCTTCAGTGCATACACTTGGTATGGGTGGAATACACCAACCAAACGACCAGGTGCTTTGTTAGCGCGGAGTGTTGCAGCAGCTTGGAACAAGTATGCAGCAGTCAACTCAGTAGTAGTCGCACCCAAAGAAGTTGAGAAGCCATCGAACAAGCCGATAACGTCCTGATCCATCTTAGTAGCGATTGAGTTACCAAGAACTGTTCCTAGCTCATCAGCAGG